ATTATTACCAAGTTAAATACTCATACAATTACTAATACTAAGGCTCTGAGTAATACTCAGGGTCTTTTTCTTTGTCTTATTAATAATAACACTATGAATCATACTAAGACCAGGACTAATATTATCACTATGACTAAGATTAATACTAGGGGTCATACTAATACTAAGAGTCATACTAATACTCTTAGGCCGGGCATTACTAATAGCCCTACAATGGAAAGCCCTCCGTGGGAATTTGGCCCCTACGTGGGAATTTAGTGTGACATATTTGCCACCCCTACGTGGGAATTTGTACCCTCCGTGGGAATTTGCTTGCACCCTGCGTGGGAATTTGATTTAGTGCTGGCAGTGAAGGAGAAAAAATATGAGTGAAGAACTAAAAAGAGAGTTGCGTATGCTAGGCGTACTTGATTATAAGACCCCTACGGTGGAAAATGATACTCCACCCATTTGGGTAAGAGATGATGTAACCTTTGATGATGAAGGTGAACCAAACTTCTAGGAGAGTAAGATGAATATACTAAACCTGTACGCAGGTATTGGAGGTAACAGGAAATATTGGCAAGGGCACGATGTAGTGGCCGTAGAGTACAACCCTGCCATAGCCAAGGTTTACAAACAGCAATACCCAGATGACAAAGTTATTATTGGTGATGCCCACAAAGTACTGCTTGAGGAGTACCAAAACTTTGATTTTATTTGGTCAAGCCCCCCTTGTCAATCACACTCTCGTATGATTAGGTCTGGTAAAAATAGGAGTCCAAGATACCCAGACCTAAAGTTGTACGAAGAAATCCTGCATTTGCAACACAACTTTAAGGGTTTTTGGGTTGTAGAAAATGTAGTGCCTTACTATAAACCCCTTGTTGAGCCTAATAACAAAGTAGGTAGGCACTTGTTTTGGGGAAATTTTGAATTTAAGGCAGATGATGTTAAGAGCCCTAAAGGTTTCATTAACAAAACTACTGTAGCAGGGGCAGAACAGTTAAAGGACTGGCTAGGTATCCACTATGAGGGAAACCTGTACTACGAGGGCAACCATTGTCCAGCACAGGTGTTGCGTAATGCTGTACATCCCCTGATAGGTAGGCAAGTATTAGAAGCAGCAGAGAGGTTAAAAAATGATAAGTCGTGACCAGTTTATGAAGATGTATGACGAGTACGGAGAGTGTATGACTAAGCTAAAGAGAGTACAGAAAGAGAATGAGAAGCTACGAGAAAGCTACGAGATTCTTAAACGTGAAGCTGACTACTGGGAAAGAAATGCCAAGAAATTGCTAGAAAGTAACACTAAACTAGAGGCACAGTTGAAGCTATGGAAAGGGACAGGAAAATGATTAAAGTAACATATATAGACCACATGGGTAGTGACCTGAGTGTTGTTAATGCAGCTAGGGTAAGCTTTGGTAAAACATCTAAGACTATGACAGACGGGGACGTAAAGCTAATCAAGTACTTAGCCAAGCATAAACATATGAGCCCCTTTGGTCATGCCTTTGCATCCTTCCATGTCAAGGCGCCGATCTTTGTAGCTAGGCAGTTGGTCAAGCATAAGTTCTTACGTTGGAATGAGATTAGCCGTAGGTATGTGGATGACGAGCCTGAGTTCTTTATTCCTGATGAGTGGCGAGGTAGGGCTGATGATAAGAAGCAAGGTAGCGGTCCAGCATTAATAGATCAAGAGATACATATCGGAACAACTCAGCGTGTTGTCTTTATGTTGTACAAGCATATGTTAAAGCAAGGAGTATGCCCAGAGCAAGCACGTATGGTCTTACCCCAGTCTACAATGACAGAATGGTATTGGTCAGGTTCACTAGATGCCTTCATGGATATGTGCAACCTAAGATGTAAGCTAGACACACAGTATGAGACTAGGTTAGTTGCAGAATACATACTGAGTGAAATGATTAACTTATTTCCAGTATCAGTAGAGGCTTTAGTAAGATGAAGATTGAATGGATAGACCCACAAACGTTATACATAATCCACAACAACTATATGTATTGTGTGTTTGAACAAGATGGTAAAATCATTATGGAAAGTAGAAAGCTACCCGCTAGTGACTAACATAAGTTTAACATAAGTTATTACTATTATGTTTAATACTAATAGTTAAAAACTTATGTTTAACTAAAGGGCCCTTAAGTTAGATGGGTCACTTTTGTTTGTTGTCAAGAGGCAAATAAAAATAAAGTTTACCCTTGTGTTTTTGTTGCCATATGATATGTGTTGTTGAAAGGAGAACACAATGACCGAAGTATCACACCAACCCTGTCCTTTCGTAGACTGTGGCTCGTCTGACGCCTTTGCATACAACGCAGAAGGCTATGGAAAGTGTCACAGTTGCGGACAAGGCTACCCTGCCAACAAGTCACACGCTACCTTTGACTGGGCAGACGATAAGTACCCGAAGAAAGAAAGAGGAAACATGAGCGAATACATCCCGACCACAAAGACCATACCCACTACGGGTGATGGCAAGTATGTTGACATGAGGGGCATCAAAGCCTCTACTATGGAAGACTACGGTGTTATGACCTTTGATACCACACAAGAGTACAAGTACCCTAGTGGTGGCGTTAAGGTTCGTAACCTAGTAGAGAAAGGCTTTTGGGCTAAGGACGGGTTCAAGGGTGACGAGTTGTTCGGCATGAACTTCTTCACCGCTGGATCATCTAAGATGTTGACCATAACTGAGGGAGAGCTAGACGCCCTCTCTGTGTCGCAGATGCTTAAGTCTGGCACCTACACTAACCCTGTGGTGTCGTTGCCCTCTGCTACCCCCTCTAAGAAGCTGTGGGAGAACTGTAGTGAATGGATCAATAGCTTTGAAAAGATCATCATTAGTGTTGACGGGGATGAAGCTGGTAATGCTATTGCCACTAAAATATCAAAACTGTTCCCCAACAAGACTTACAGGGTGTCACATGACAAGTACAAAGATGCTAACGAGTTTCTACAAGCAGGGGCTGGACAGGAGTTTAAGTCTGCTTGGTGGAACGCTAAGAAGTATGTTCCTGACAATGTTCTTAACACTGCTGATCAGTTCCTTAAGCTGTTTAGAGAAACTCCCGACCATCAGTTTGTGCCTACAGGTATACAATCCCTTGACGACAAAATCATGGGACTCATGCAGGGTCACTTTACCGTCATTAAAGCACCCACTGGTATCGGTAAGACAGAGGTGATGCGGTTCTTAGAGTATAACCTGATACAAAAGAATGTACCCTTCGCTAGTTGGCACTTAGAGGAGACAAAGCTTAGGAGCCTCTTAGGGCTCGTTAGTTACTCTTTGGGTATGAATGTGACCCGAAGGGACTTGATCGACACACAGGGTGCCACTGAGCAAGTAGAAGACGCCATCAGGAAGATAGCTAAGAACGAATGTATCTATCAATTCTTCTTAGGTGATGGTCAGGGTACTGAGGAGTTGTGTGAGCAGATCAGATACTTTCGTGAGGCTTGTGATGTTCGGTATGTATTCTTTGAGCCTATCCAAGATGTAGTGTCGGGTAGGTCAGAGAGTTCTAAGGAAGAGTTGTTGTCGGATTTGTCTGTACGGTTGTCTAAGTTAGCAGCAGAACTTAATGTGGGTATCATCACTATCGCACACACTAATGATGACGGTGATCCTAAGTATTGTAAAATGATTGGACAAAGGGCTTCGGTTATTATAGACTTGAGTCGTGACAGAGAAGCAGAAGACGAGCAAGAAAGAAACACAACGACCTTGAAGGTCGAGAAAAACCGCCCATGTAGTGAAGAGGGTTACGCTGGCTCTCTTCGGTTTAACATGGATACGTTTACACTACAGGAGTTGGACTATGGATAATACAGAAGAGTACTATAACTTTAACGAGGTTTACACAGTAATAGTCCCAAAGGAGAAAGGGCCACAGGACATTATTGTTAGGCTTGGGTGTGACGATAAGTATGACCCTGCTGCTTGGACATTGCTAGGCGCCTACGGTGACACAAGTGGTGAGTGGATAGATATTACAGTAGAAGAGTACTGCCAAGCTATAGAGTTAGTGCAGACAATACATAGGAGATTGATATAATGCCATACAATCAAAACGGAACCGGATACCAACAGAATGAATCTAGTAAGCAAGCAGCTAACTTTAGGCAAAAAGGTAAGTTGACGATCCGATCTCAAGTTCATGACCTGTTCAAAGAGTATAGTAACCTTACAGCTGAAGATGTTTCTAAGCTACTTAATAAACCAGAAATATCAGTTAAGCCCAGAGTTACTGAATTAAAAAATGCAGGAGTTATTCGCAACTCAGGTAAGAAATCTATGGGCAAGTGGGGAACATTGATTACAATTTGGAGCTACCAAGGAGAAGACACATGACTGTATTCGATATTGAAACTGACGGGTTCTTGGACAAGCTAACCAAGATACACGTTGTAAGCTATAAGACCCCTGACATGGTAGAGCCTGTGTCTATGTTTGACTACGATGAAATGCGTGAGTTCTTCCTAAGCCAAGACACTCTGATCGGTCACTTCATTGTTGGCTTTGATGTTCCTGCGATTGAAAAGGTCTTAGGTATTACTATTAAAGCTAAGTTGATCGACACCTTAAGCATCAGTTGGTATCTGTCGCCAGAGAGGGCCAGTCATGGTCTTGCATCTTATGGTGAAGACTTCGGTGTTCCTAAGCCTGTAGTAGATGACTGGGACAACTTGTCGCAGGACGAGTATGCTCACCGTTGTCAGGAAGATGTAAAGATCAACTCTCGTCTGTGGTCGATACAAGACAAGAAGCTTGACCGTTTGTATCTTAACGATGCTGATAAGTTTAAGTTCTTAGACTATCTGACAACCAAAATGAGGACTGCCAGAGAGCAAGCTGACAATGGTTGGCGTCTTGACATAGCTAAAGCTAACGCCCTGTTAGTTGACTGGGAAGCAGCTAAGGCAGTTAAGGTCAATCAGTTGATCCAAGTCATGCCAGAGAAACAACACTGGGTTATGAAACACAAGCCAGCACTAAATAGAATGACTTTAAAGAACGGTCTGCCATCTGCTGCTGCTACTAAATGGTTTGAGCTTTTGACCGAAGCTAAGTATCCGTTGACTACAGAGAGCCTACGGGTGCTACAGAAGACTGAGCCAGCTAACCCTAACTCGCCAGATCAGGTGAAGGACTGGCTGTTTTCTATGGGTTGGGAGCCCTGCACGTTTAACTTCGTTAAGGAAGGTGATGGTGTCAACATGGTAGAAAGGAAGATACCACAAATCCGCAAGGATGGTGAACTGTGTGCTAGTGTTAAGCGTCTTATAGACGTCAACGAAGGTGTAGCCCTACTAGATGGCCTTACTGTGTTGTCGCATCGTATTGGCATCATCAAGTCGTTTATCTCCTGCGAGAAAGACGGGTTCCTCAAGGCTACCATCAGTGGTCTGACCAATACGTTTAGGTTCAAGCACTCACGCCCTCTGGTTAACTTACCCTCAGTGGACAAGCCTTACGGCGAGGACATTCGTAGCTGCTTGATTGCAAGGGAAGGTATGACTTTGTGTGGTGCTGATATGGTAAGCCTAGAGGATACTACTAAGCGTCACTACATGAAGCCACTTGATCCTGACTATGTTAACGAAATGTCTAAGGACGGGTTTGACCCTCACCTTGACCTTGCTAAGTTTGCTGGTGCTGTAACACAAGAGGATATTGACAAGCACAACTCTGGTGAAGTTAGTCTCAAGGCGTTGCGTAAGAACTACAAGGTGGTTAACTACAGTGCTACATATGGCGTAGGAGCCCCTAAGCTGGCCCGTGAGACAGGTCTTACACAAACGGCAGCAGCTAACCTACTAGAAGCTTTTTGGGCTCGTAACTGGGCCGTACAGAAGGTGGCTAACCAAGCTAAGGTTAGGGAGTTGTTCGGTAAGTCTTGGATACAAAACCCTGTGTCAAAGTTCTGGCATGTGTTGCGTAGTGACAAGGACAGGTTCAGCACACTAAACCAGAGTACAGGTGTCTACTGTTTTGACACTTGGGTTAGTTACGTCAGAGGTCATGGGGTCAACATACTAGGTCAGTTTCATGACGAGATAATCGCAGAAATACCACAAGCAAAGGGAGATGAACTGGCTAAAGACCTTAAAGACTGTATGAGATATGCCAATCAGGATGTAAACCTAAACATACCATTAGGTATCGACTATTCTTTTGGTAAAAATTATGCAGAAATTCACTAAAAGGGGTTGAAAGACAGACTTTCGATCCTATATACACTAAACCTCATATAAAGGAATGTAAAAATGAGTAAGGCAAAAGCAAGAGTTATCGTGATGAAGGGCTTCGTAGAGTATGCACGGGTCTTCAAGGAAAACATGGATAGCAACCCTGACTTTCACCCGACAGGTCAGTTTAATATGAACTTCTACCCAGAGACAGAAACTGATCTGCAAATGTACTGGGATGCTGGTGTGGCAAAAGAGTTTCGGGGCCACCAACGTCTTAAAGACCCACGGTCAGGTGATGGCTATGGTATTGGTCAATACATTCGTCTCAAGCGTGACAATGTAAACCCTATCGCAGAGACACTGGGTGGTGCCCCACAGGTGGTTAACTGGTCTGGTGACGAGTTGACTAAGGGTTCTAACTGGTCTTTCTCTGACGGGGAACTAGGCAACGGTACTAAGGTACAAGTTAAGGTCACTGTCTATGGTGAAGGTGATCGTACAGGACACCGCATTGATAAGATCGGTGTGATTAACTTGGTGGAGTACCAGTCTACTGTAACAGAGGATGGCTTCTAAGTGAAGCTTATTACTCTTAGCCAAGAAGCATGGGGGCCTGACGATAAACGTGAGGCTTCCTATTCATCCTCTAATGTAGAGACAATCGAGGACTTCCTAGATCATTGTCAAAACGTGGCTAGGGTTGCAGGGTTCGGAGACTTAGCTATAGGGTCCAAGGTTATGAATGGAGAGGAAACATGGTCCCAGTTTTAAAGACTATCGTGGATGGCGACATAGTGGCATACCGTGCCGCTGCTCACAAAGTAGAGGTAGATGGTGTAAAGCGTGAGTGTACTGAAATAGAAGCACTAGAGTATGCTAATGCTTTTATGAAAGAGATTCTTGCAGAGTGTTCGTTCTATAATGAAACTGGCGACTACTCTGTCTATCTCACAGGTAAGGGTAACTTTCGTTTCGATATTGCTAAGACTGCGGTCTACAAAGGAAACAGAAGTGACAAAACTAAGCCTGACCACTTACAGTCAGTGCGTAAGTACCTGTCTGACGAGTGGGGTGCTGTAACCTCAGAGGGTGAAGAAGCTGATGATCTAATAGCTATTGATGCTGCTAAGACAGGGTACAAAGCCTGTGTAGCTACCATTGATAAAGACATGCTACAGATCAAGGGCCTTCACTATAACCTTAATAAGAAGACCTTTACCCTGATGGATCACTTTGATGGGTTGCACTGGTTCTATAAGCAGATACTTATGGGTGATGCAGCAGACAACATCAAAGGGCTTCACAGAGTTGGCCCTGTAAAAGCAGAGGACATGCTAGTTCACTGTAATAACGAGAAGGAGTTGTATCAAACCGTGGTACACAAGTACGATGGTGACGAAGAAAGGGTACTAGAGAATGCCCGACTACTATGGCTCAGACGGACGGAGGGGGAGATATGGGAACCGCCGCATCATCGAAAGCCAAAGGCCGCTTAGGTCAGCAGGAGATAAGAGATAAGATACTGAAAGCCTTTCCAGAACTAGAACCTGACGATGTTAGGTCAACGGCTATGGGCCAACAAGGAGAGGACATACAGTTGAGCCCAAGGGCAAGAGAGCTTATCCCTATCTCTGCTGAGGTAAAGCGCAGAAAGAACTTGAAAACTATCTATGACTTTGTTGACCAAGCTAAACAGGGTGGTGAGTATGAGCCAGTAGTTTTCTTTAGAGCAGACCGACAAGAGTGGCTAGTAATAACTAAACTAGATCACTATATAGACTTAATCAAAGGATGGAAGAAATGAGCACACTACAAGAATTTACTAAGATGTTTGAAGAGATGAAACGGTCCAGTGTTGAACGGGCATATCAACTTTATGTGATTGATTATCACGTTAACCAGTATGTTAACCCCGAAACCTAATGTCTGTATACCATGATGACCATGAGTTGCTTGGTGTTGTGGAAAACTTTGGGCTACTTCAACTAATGTTAGACGCAGGTTTGACTGAGGATGAAGTAGCCCTTCACTTGCACCATACGGGTTTAATAGACCTAGATGAATACTTAGAAGACGGAGATTACTAAGATGATTACGCAAGATGACATAGATGCCTTCTTAGATATGGCAAAGGATGACTTTAACGATTTTCATATATTCCCTGATGCAACACCACAAGAGATGGTTACACAGTTTGTAGATCACATGGGACAACCTATGGACAAGGAGTATAAGCTAGGGTCTGACCTAGAAAACTTCAGGTTTTCTCTTATACAAGAAGAGTTCTTTGAGGCTGTAGACGAAGAAACTCCCCAAGCAAGGCTCAAGGAGTTGGCTGATTTATTGTATGTAATCTATGGTTATGCTGTTACATTCGGATGGGACTTAGACGAAGCCTTTAGACGAGTACATGAGTCTAATATGTCTAAGCTAGGGGACGATGGTAAGCCAATTAAAGACAGTAACGGTAAGGTCATGAAAGGCCCTAACTATAAAACACCTAACTTGAAGGATTTAGTATGAACAATTATCTGCCAACAGACTACCAAACTTTTATCGCCACTAGCCGTTACGCTCGTTGGCTTGAGGGTTTAGGTCGTCGTGAAACATGGGGGGAGACAGTTAGCCGTTATATGTCTAATATCTTGTCTCCCCACCTGTCTAATGACCCTGATGTTATGAGTGAGGTTGAGGCAGCTATTCTTAGCCTTTCTGTCATGCCTAGTATGAGGTCACTTATGACTGCTGGTGTTGCTGCAAACAGAGACAACACCTGTATGTATAACTGTAGCTACTTACCCGTAGATGATCCTAAGTCTTTCGATGAGGCGATGTTCATCCTCCTTTGCGGGACGGGGGTTGGTTTCAGTGTTGAGCGTCAGTTCATCACTAAACTCCCTGATGTTCCTCCTCTTTTCGATAGCGAAACGACTGTCGTCATCAAGGACAGCAAGGAAGGATGGGCTAAGGGTCTGAGACAAGTGTTGGCACTCCTATGGGCTGGTGAGGTTCCTAAGTGGGATGTGTCTAAAGTTAGACCGGCTGGTGCTAAACTTAAGACGTTTGGTGGTCGTGCTAGTGGTCCTGCTCCTTTGGTTGACTTGTTTAACTTTGCTGTTACTACATTCAAAGCCGCACAGGGGCGTAGACTGTCCAGCCTTGAGTGTCATGACCTAATGTGTAAGATCGGTGAAGTTGTTGTTGTAGGGGGCGTTAGACGCTCTGCTATGATCTCTTTAAGCAACCTATCAGATGATCGTATGCGTCATGCTAAGTCAGGTAACTGGTGGGAGAACGCAGGACACAGAGCCTTAGCTAATAATTCTGTAGCTTATACAGAGAAACCAGACAGTATGTCATTCATGCGTGAGTGGACTGCACTAATGGAGAGTGGTAGTGGAGAACGAGGGATATTCAACAGAGAAGCGTCAGTTAGACAAGCAGCAAAGAATGGCCGTAGAGAGTCTGGCTATGAGTTCGGGACAAACCCCTGCTCAGAAATCATTCTTAGGCCGAATCAGTTCTGTAATCTTACGGAAGTTGTCATCCGTGCTAACGACAGTATCGAAGACCTTGCAAGAAAAGTCCGTATTGCAACTATACTTGGGACTATACAGTCCACCTACACCCACTTTCCATATCTGCGAAAGGTGTGGGCAACGAATACCGCATCCGAAAGGTTGCTCGGTGTGTCACTCACGGGGGTAATGGACAACAAGCTAATGACATTGGCTAATGAGGGTCTGTCAGAAACATTGGAGCATTTAAGGGATGTGGCTATTTCTACTAACGCTGAGTGGGCTGACCGTCTTGGTATCCCTCATAGCACTGCTATTACTTGCAACAAGCCAAGTGGAACAGTTTCCCAACTGGTTGACTCATCTTCTGGCATTCATGCTCGTCACTCTCCCTATTATATCCGTACTGTGCGTGGTGATAACAAAGACCCCCTGACACAGTTCATGATTGATCAGGGTATCCCTAATGAGCCCGACGTAATGAAACCTGATGCCACTACAGTGTTTAGCTTCCCCATGCGTTCTCCTATGGGTGCTGTTCATACTGCTGACATGACTGCTATAGAACAGTTAGAGATGTGGCTGATGTATCAACGCCACTGGTGTGAGCATAAACCTAGTGTAACTATTAACGTCAAGGCTGACGAGTGGCTAGAAGTAGGAGCCTTTGTGTATAAACACTTTGATGAAATGTCTGGTGTGTCGTTCTTACCGTTTAATGAACATACTTATCAACAGGCACCTTACCAAGAGTGTGACAAAGACCACTACCATGAAGTTGTAGAGACCTCTCCTAACAGCATTGACTGGACTAAGCTGGCTAACTATGAAGTAGAAGACAACACCAGCGGTATGCAGACTATGGCCTGTACTGGTGACGTCTGTGAGATGGTGGACATTACATAATGGTAGAAGTCAGAAAGAAGTTTGAGCAAAGCCTATATGATAGGTTTGACAACCCTGCAAAGGTTAAGCTTATCGAAATCTTAGAGAAGCAGGGGCATACAGTGTCTAACGTAAAGGAGAACTACTACGCAGATGTAGAGACTGTTAAGAAGGGTGTGACATACTACTCAGAGGGTGAAGTCAAGAGGGCATGGAAGGAGGAGTGGCCCGAGGATTGGACGGAGATAAGGATACCTCACCGTAAGTCTAGGTTACTTAAGAAGTATAACAGTAACGTAAACTTCTATGTCTTTAACATTCACTTAACCCAATGTTGGATGATCCGAGGGCAACAAATGACAGAGGGGGTTGTAAGGACTGCTAAAGGTCGTTATATTGCTAAGGGGGAATTGTTCTACCATATTCCTTATAAAGAAGCGGAGTTAATAAGATTGTAGAAAGGATAGAATATGATATATGTTTACATAGTTGTTTTAAGCATGATGAAAGACGGGGAGCCTCACTTCTCTGTTAGGGCTCCTAATGCGACCTACAAGACAGAGGAAAGGTGTCAGGCTGTAAGGGAACTTAATATGTTGTACTTACTTGAGACCAAGCCCGACCCTAGCTATAAGTTTGTGAGTCAGTGCGTAGGGTTCCCCTCTCCTTTAAGTAGTAAGGGGGATTTGTAGTGTCAGAGGTCTTGAAATTTGTTAAGCCAGACTATAAGTTATCTGATACAGATAAACAGTTTCTTGAACTAGAGGAACAGAAACGTCAGATAGAAGAGCAAGCTAGGCTTATAAGGAGTAAAGATGGCTAAGTGGAAAGAGGTTGCAGCGTTCAACCCTTGTGACGACATGGTTAATCACCCACCCCATTACGGGACAGGTAACATCGAGTGTATTGAATACATCGAAGACTTCTTAACTGAAGAGGAGTACATCGGATACCTACGTGGGAATATTGCCAAGTACTTACACAGGTGGCGTTATAAAAATGGGGTGCAAGACTTAAAGAAAGCTGAATGGTACGGAGCTAGGTTGATTAAGGTGGTGGAGAATGCCTGATGTTATGTCTATAGTCCTTGTTGTCCAAACCTTGTTAATACTTTGGCTAGTAGGAAAGGTGGACAGGCTAGAGAAGGATATGGAGTTTAAACTAAAGGTTCCTATGTATGCTCTGTTTAGGCACTTAGAAGAAGAGCACAACAAATGAAAAAAGCCCCCGAATCCTACATGGGAAACGGGGGCTTACTTATTTGTATAACTTTGGTACACAGTAGGCGACTGCTCTATCTTGGGGAGTTATACCGTGAGTGCTATACCTCTTGACAAGTGCAGCAGCATGACGGTTACAATCATCTAATAAAGTAAAGGTTAGGGTGGCATCTACTAACTCTCTACTCTCTCCTGTACCTATATATAGTAGCAGTAAAAATACATACATGGCTACTTCTTGCCAAAGAACTTACTCACAGACCTCATGCCTATACTGGCACTAACGATACCCCCTAAGGCAATCTGATACCACTGAGGCATAACCTCAAGTGCAGCAAAACCACGGGCTACAATATCGTTGCCCCAATCTCCACAGAAAGCAAGTATTAATGGGATACTGAACAGTAGGGTAATCCACTCATCTTTCCATGAGTTCTGAGTACCCTTCATAGCTTCTATGTCCCAGTCAATCTCACCAGTAAGCTGCTTCTTCTTGATCTCAGCTTCGGTTAACTTGATCTGTGTCTTACCATCTATAACGCTTGTGGCTAGTCCTGTTAGACTACTGATAATAGAACCTATCATTTTTCATGTCCTAACCATACAGCAAAAGCACCAGTCATAGCACCAGTCACAGTAGCTGTTAGAGCAGCCGCTTGTGAGGTCATAGTCTCAGGGGTTAAGTCCATAAACCAGTACAGGACTTCTATATACATAAATGTCATAACCAGCATCATAATGCGTGGCAATATTTTCCAGTGTAAGAATCTTTCCATAGTAACGCTCATACGAGTCTCCTTTACATAACAGACGCTATTAACCAGATGCCCCCACCAAGTATGAGCAGGATACCAAAAGACAGTCCACCTATAGCTAGGTTGTTCTGTATCTGGCGTTTAGCTTCCATAGCAGCGTAAACTGTTTCTTCTCTCTCTTTGCGTATTTGTCTACGCATCTGTAGCATGTCGTCATAAGTAGACGGGCCGAACCTCATATTAAGCATGAACTTTATTTCCTTCTCACGCTCCATGAGGGTCTTCTTACGGATGACAATATCCATAGCTTCTTGTTCTATGTTGTCATTACCGTGGGTCTTCTTGTCTAACCAAGTAGGGTTCTTACGTTGAGACTCAGCCTTGTTAATATCTGCAACAGCATTGTACCAAGAGCCAAGCTGTGTCGATATGTCTTGCATTTCACGACCAGCACCAACTAACAATTTAATACCCTTGAATGCAGTATTAGCCGCAGCAAAGGCAGTGACTGGATCAATCATACCCTTCTTAGTCCTTCTCCATTACCTCTAGCATCCTTTCAAGGGACTCTTTAATTCCCTTTATGTTTTCCTCGATTTTGCCTAGTTGCACGGCTTGCATATTAGACGATGCTTCGACAGCTTTTACATCACCACTTATTCTAACTATAGAGGCGTAGTTAGCATCTACGTCTGCCCTCATTTGAGAGATACTCCAAACTATCATTGCTGCTTGAAGAACCAAGGCAAACAGTAGAGTTGCCGATATATTTTTACCCATTACAAAGCAGTCTTCCTCCCCCCTAGTCACAGGGGTAGGCTTTCCAATCTAGCTGAAAGTGTGGCCCATCTGGGAACTTCTTCCAATCACCACCCCATACGATCTTAATGTCCAGTTCCTTTGCAGCAGCCTTCATAGCATCACCAATAGGGTAGAACTCGTCCCACTCCCACGACACAGGATAAGGGACAACATCAACTGCATGACCCGTCAGGTGACGAGATTTAAGTGTAGTTGACTTGCCTGTCCTCTTAAGCATACGCTGACGTTCAATATTACGAACACCCTCAGTTACACTAAAGTCCTTCTCACTAATCTCTAATGCTCTTGTAACAACAGCAACCATATCGGGATGTACCCCAGACAAGTTCTGCTTACTTCGTAGTCCTAGTTTGTATCCCATTGGTTGCTCCTTAAGATGGTTTAGTGGGCCATGTTATTGTGTTTGGAAACCCCGCTTGTTGTGGTACATTTAACAAATCAGTTCTATACTGGGACCACTCTGTTTGCTTGTCAGATGCAAGTTCTGCCCAACGTAAGGGGTTAGATACCAGAGGATCAACCTCTGTCAGTAACTTGTAGTCACGATCAGAACGAACCTGCGCTGCTGTAGATGCGTCTAACTCTTCTTGCGTAGGTGCAACGTAAGCTGAGAAATCTGTATTAATCAAAGCCATAATTTCATCATTATTTATGGTGGTATCAGTGTCAGAGGGGTCTAGTGTGTAAGGTATCCACCCGTAATCAGGATGATTAATTTCTACATCCATCCGAGTGTTGTCTGCTTGGAGTGATTGTGCGTTACGCACTTGTGTGATTGTGACTGCCATTATGAAATCCTCAAGAATATTGTTGATGGTGTGACAGTACTAAAGTTACTAGTGCAATGGCCCATTGCTTGCCATGTACCTGTTGGAGTACCAATCTGCCCCACCAGACCTGTCGAATAAGCCGCATTCGCTGGATTAAAAC